GCCCGTTGCATCTGTGTTATCCATGATAACAAAGAAGTCTTGGGCAGGAGATGCGCCTAATGATGCCGCCGACACAGTGATAGCCCCAGAAGCATTGGTAACGGCAATCCCTGCGCCAGCGGTAAGGGTGGTATTGGTAAATCCTGTGCCATTGCCAATAAACAACGCTCCATTAACGCCTGTAGCTAGTTTGGCTGCGGTGATGCCACCGTCTTTAACAATAATAGCACCAGACGATATGGCGGTGCTAACAGTATCCACTGCACCAGCCGCAAATGTAGAGCTATTAACTGCGGCATTAAGAGTGGTTGCCGTTACTTGATTGCCGTCAACAAATGTGTTTCCTGTCGTCAGAATAGCCATAGGGGTAGTATATCAGTTGTTATTAAAGGTTAGGCTGCACCAAGCGTTGTAACGGTTCCAGACGTACCCAAGTATTTTAATGCGCCAGCATCGTAATATATGGATGACACAGAATATGAATTACTCCCAGCATTATAAGTTAGAGTTCCACTAGCCATATCATACCCATAATTAGACGATACATTGACATAGGCTACATCGCTGGTTTTAACGGCATACCCACTAGACGGAAGATTCACGCAAAGGTTATTTCCAATATTTATTCTGTGTGCGTGATTGGCATATATCCCGTGTCTATCTGTATAACCAGTGCCGTTTTTGGTTAAAGTAGCAATGTTATTGATATGATTGCCCACAACATTTACTCGTAGCACTCCATGATACATTGAAAAACTATATGAGCCAGTGGCATTTGCCGCTTGGTTCATGGTGATGGTAGCACCATTTACCGCAGTAATAATCACTGGGAAACTAAGTCCTGTTCCCCAAATGTAAGCCCCCACCCACGGCGTTCCCGCTGTAACCGTTGCCGAAACACTTGAATTAACTAAGGTTAAAGTTAAAGAAACTGAAGTGCCATCGTCTCCAATTAATATGCCATGAGACGCTGTGCCATTAATAATATTACCAATAACATTAGTGTCATAACAACCAGCGACGAGGATGCCGCGCCACCTAGAATCAAGAATTGTGTTATTTGCAATCAGGGTGTTCATTGACACTCTTGCATCTTTAAGGTCATTAAAACAAGCAATACTATCTTCTTCTTCAGTATTGCGGATAATGTTGTTGGTTATTTTAGTGCCAATATACCCGTGATTAAGATGTATCCCGTCTGCAAAAGTGTTATTAATATCGCAACCATTCACTGTGCAGCCAGCGTAATAACGCGCTTCAGTAGTTGTGTCAGCAGAAAGTTGGATAGCAAAATTCGGCCACTTACTTACAGAACATTTATTTAGTTGAATATTGTCTCCAGCTAACAATATACCTACGCCATAACCTCCATTTCTGTCTGTAGCATCTCCCCATAGATACAGCCCCTCTATGTTGACATTGTGACAATGCCCTTGAACCCATAGGCCCGGATTGCCATTGGTTGTGGCTCGATATAAATAAGCACCATTTGCAATAATATTGACGTTGTGTAAACCATCAATAGCAATGCCTGCGTCGGCTTGATAACGACCCGGAGGAAAAATTACTGTAGCCCCACGACCAACAAGGGCATACGCAGAGGCTCCACTACCGCCACCACCCGTAAATGTTACCTCGGTGTTGTAGGCATACCCGCTGCCGCCACCTGTTACCGTAACGCTTTGAACCATCCCGTCTTTGACAACTGCCGTAAATGTGCCGCTGCTACCAACGCTAACACTAACTGTTGGCGCAGAAGTATATCCAGAACCACCGTACACAACAACTATTTCTTTTACATAAGTCCCTGTAGTAGCTGATGGTCGGGCTGCTTCTAATGCGGCAATAATTAAACTTCTTTCGTCAGATGTAGCGTTGTTGCTAACACCATAGTCTAATACATTAATAACCTGTGCAGAACGACTTGCTAGAGAAATAGCCGTTGAACCACCTGTAGCCGTATAGGTTCCTGCTCCTAATGTTGTTTGGCCTGTGCCGCCGTTGGCTTGCGGCAGCACCCCCGTTACTTGACTTGTTAGATTAACACCACTTAGAGTGCCGCCAAGGGTTAAGTTTCCACTAGAAGTAACTGTTCCAGATAACGTTATGCCATTTACTGTTCCTGTTCCTCCTACGCTAGTAACAGTGCCTGTGCCAGAGGCTGTAGATGCAATCGTTACCCCGCTAGTGCTTCTAGTAACAGTGACGTTAGCCCCCGCCAGAATGTTCATCTGGGTGTCTTCCATCATCCTATTCAAACGAATAGCTGTGGCCTCATTGGTTTCCCAATTAGCCTTGTCGTCAGACCAAGTGTATCCTGTTTGTAGGTCAGACATTATACTTTAGAATTGATGCCTTGGTCAGTGAGTTGGGCGGATATTTTGATAGTGCGAATTTTAGGGCGGCCAATAGTTGGGGCTAATACAAACTGACCGCCATAGCCACGAACATTCCCAACTCTGCCACGCGCCGAAGCATCTTCTGATATAGGCAATGTTTCGCCTAACATAGTGGAAAGAGAGTCTAGGGATTCGTTGCTATCTGGGTTTTCAGAAGAAAACGTGATGGCAATATCAGAAACATTGTTGTCAGAGCTTTGCGCTTGTAGCTCAAAAGAATTAAAGCGTTTTCTGTCCATTGTGCCGCCTGTATATTGGCGAGTTTTAAGTTCAGAATAGATAGGATAGGCAGTGGCTGTGCCGCCAACCTGTAGGTTCACAACGTCCTTGTCGTCCTCGCGGTAGTCTAGGATATGGATGCCGCCGTCTTTATTAACAGCATACAGACTATTAAGGCCGCCAGCTCCTGCCCTAATAAACTCACGCACATTCCAACCATTCTGTTCAATAATGTCTAATGACTCCCAGCCTTGATTAAGGAAGTTATAGATAAAGATGGCGTTATTCTCTGTCGATGTATCTAACGGCACAGCAATGTAATAGCGATTGTCGTGATAGGTAGCTACACAATTTGCAATATAGTCTGGGTTAATGCGTTGAATAAGCGGATTGATAGCCTCGCTCATGGGAATAGATGCGCCCCGCAAATTGTATAAGTCCTCAAAGTTGACAGAATATACGCCGTTGTCGGACAAGAAAAGGATTTGATTGCCAACTTGCACCACTGTTTTGCGAGCAATACAACCTACTTCACGGGTTACTTCTTGCACCGATACGTCCTTTAGAGGTTGGCTTACGCCGCGAATAAGATGAATAGTGTTGCGATTGAACACTACAACATTATCTTCGGCAAACGGCTGAATAGCAACAACAAAGTCGGCTCCGCCAGAGGCAATGCGGAAATTGTTCTCAATCTGGTCGTAGGTGTTCTGGTCAAGAATATCGGACGCAATAATCTCATCCGTAATGTTTCTGCTGGTGATGGTGGGGCTGCCGCTGCTGCCAGCCATTGTATAGTAATAGGGCATCCAAAGCCGTCTTTGATGATAGATAGCCCATGGGGGCGCAGGCATATGCGTAAATCCACCCCCAGCACTTTGCGGCGAACCCAACACCACTGTAGCCCCTGTAATATTATCGGCTGTAGCAAAGAACGTAAATGTATTAGCACTTGCCGTTGTAATAAAATACTCTGACAAGTTATTTAGATTGGTTGTGCCACGGTCAATAATCCTGACAGTGTTGCCTGCTACCAACCCATGCGCTGTTTCGCTAATAGTGACAACGCCGTTGGCAATAGCACAATTAGCTGAAGCCGTTAATGTTAAGGGTTGGGTGTATGCGCCATTAGATACTAACGTAAAAGCTGGGCTGCCAACAAGTGTTCCTGTAAATTGTAGAGTGGTTAAACCATCACGGAACAAGAAAAGATAATTGAACGCCTGTAATAGATTAACGTCTGTATCTATGGTGATGCCGCCGGGATAGGTGATGGTGTTGGTAGTGGCTCCCGTGCTTACATTCACCGCTTTCACCCCTGTATTGGTGGCAAGCATGATGTATTCATCATTATCAGACGTAGGGTCTGAGAATAGACAGCTACCAAATACAGCATTAACAATGGTGTCTTCTAATCTTGGTGCGCCAACTACGGCAGTGCCTGTGGCCGTCCCAGAGATGCCTGCAATTGTAATGCTAACAGAGGTGCTATTCACCACTGTAATAATATAATTCTGCGCTACAAAAGATGGGCTAATGCCTGTTATGCCAGAGACATACGCTAGTGTAGTGGTAGTAAAAGCATGAGCGGTGGCAAACCCAATAGTAATAGTGGTAGACACCCTTGTTACACTATTGCCCGTTTTGTCTGCATAGGTGTAGAACGGCTACGTCAATGCTGTGGCGTTAGTGGCAAGAGCCGCTCCAAAGTTTTGCACGCCCATGCGCGTCTGCCACGCGCCATCTAAGTCCATACGTCCATTAGTGGACAACGCCACTTCTCCCGCCTTCAATTGGTCGGGACGCAAGCGAGCGTTCATGCGAGCAAATCCCGTATCCCCTTCTTCCATAAGAGGTGTGTCTAAGGGGCCATAATTATTAAAACGCGCCATAGACGTATATTACCTTAACAATCCCAAGCTCTACGGCTCGGTGGAGACAATAAATATTCTGCTGCTAATTTGAGTGTGTCTGGATTATCGCCAAGAAGACCAATGCCACGATTGCAAGGAGCGCATAATAGTCCCCGTACTTCACCAGTAGCATGATTGTGGTCTATGCAGAATCTTCC